GATCAGGCGGATCAGGCGGCAAAGGAGGAGCGGGCGGCTAAAGTAATCGAAGATCAGCGCCGGACAATCTACACGCAAGCCGGATATATCGATACACTCTCCGTCCGTTCAAAGGGTCTGGAGGATCACGCCCGCCAGCTCGAGAAGGATCTCCAGGATTATAAGGCGCTGACGGAAGCCCGCTTCGATAAGCTAGCAAAACTGATTTCAAAATAAGATCTCATCTCATATCAAATGAACGCCAATGAGATCCACTCCCAACTTCGGCGATTGAACTGGCGGATCCACTATATCATCAACCATACCCGGGACGAACAGCTTACACAAGAGATCCGGGAACGCATGGCCGAGCTCACAGTCGCCCTGTGCCGGGCTCTCCCCCCGCCATGGGAGGAAGTCGACGAATGAATTATTTTCTTGCTCCATTACAAATGGAACCCACCGACGACGAGATCACTAATAGCATGAGACGCTATCACCAGCAGCGCCGGGCATACGTCTTGTCGATGCTCGCATCCTACGAGGCGAAGAAGGAGCGCAAGAGGGAGATCGAGGAGATGATGATCCAATGTGTCCAGACCGCTCAGATGATGGCCCAGATCGAGAGCATGCCGATCAATATCCCTCTCCGCTGAAAAAATGAAATCCGGAAATCATATTCCTCATGAGAGGCATATGGCTGTGTACCGCATCGTTGGACCGCTAGGGGAAGCCGGGCTCGTCTACTATGGGTCGACCTGGGATGTGAAACGGAGATGGCTCGATCATAAGAAAGTGTATCGTACAGGGAAGGTGTGCCCTTCGTCCAAGCGACTGTTCGATGAGTACGGCGTAGAAGCCTGCCGCATCGAAGTTGTCGAGGAGGCTAAAGAGGATCTGATTGAACGAGAGCGTTGGTGGGTGGAAAATCATGAGTGCGTGAACAAACAGATCCCGGGGAGAACACGGGCTGAGTGGTATCAGGATAATCGAGATGAGCGTATATCTAAGATGGCTATGTACAACCAGGCCAACCGAGAGAGGCTCCTAGCACAGAAGGCCGAGTACTACCAGGCCAACAAGGATGAGATCAACAGGAAGCGCCGGGAACTCGCTGCCGCTAAAAAGGTATCACAGTAGATACCTTTTACTTTTACTTACTTCTTCACGTACGAGAGAGCAGTGGTCAAGGAGACCTGGCCCATCGAAGCCGCCGTCTTCTCCATATCGGCCAGAGCCGGAACGTTGGCGTACTTCTCGCTCAAGAACGAGTGGCGCAGCATCGACGTCGACGTAGGAGTACCAAAGAACTCTTTCAACCAAACGGCGAGCTGCGACTGGTTGACCTTACCAGACTGGCCAATATTCATGAGAAGGTACTCATGCTGATTGACCCGATACCACTCCTTGAGGATCTGGGTCAGCTCGTCGGGGATCACCTCCTTCTGTTGACCGAGGACCTTGGCTGTCTTGTAGACGTTGAACACGAGCATTGCCGTATTCTTCTTGGCCTTGCCCCGACCGACTGTCTCGATCATGAGATGGTTGTCCTTGGCCGGATCGACCTCCCGAATCTTGAACTCGGTCCAGTCCTGCGAGCGGCGAGGCGGGATCAGGACGAGACAGCTCAGAAGGACGAATATCTGAAGCTTGTGGAACTGGCGCTTGTCCAGCTTCTCCTTCTTCCACAGCGGGGCAACCTCGGCCTTGAGCTCCTCGTACTTCTCGAGAACCGTCGCCCATGGGATCATGCCCTCCTTCTGCTTCTCATTCATCACCTGCGACTTGGACTCCTCGTCGGCCTTCTTCGAATCATCCATCATCAGCCGGCGGAAGATCGCCACCGCATCCTCCGTCCCCTTCTGCTTGTCGAGGTAGACGACCAGCGCGCTCAGTCGGGTCTTCCGATTCTTAGGGAGGAGATGCTGGAAGTGTCCGCTGATCTCGGCGGCGTGCTTAGCCAGGAAAGCAGGCTCCACGCTAGGGAAGTCCAGCTGCTTCCCGAGGTTGACGATGATGCTGCTGTAGGTCCGGAGACTTCCATCGGAGAGAGTGGGACGGTTGGCTTTGAAGACGCGCTGGGCATCGGCGAGTGTGTACATCTTTATCTTACGGAAAGATTTTATTTTTAATTCGAAATTTCTATGTGTAATCCAACTTTGTTAAAATCAAGATCGATTCAATTTTGAGGCACACTGAATTAAACATGATGTAAGTCCGGATTACACGAAATTGAATCAGATTTGAGACTGAATGGCCGGATTTCCATACTTAAAATCGATTTTATTGTTTGGTCGGGATCGCTTTTATCTCAAGTCTTAGTTTAATTCATTCGAATACGTCTTATATCGGTGTGAATTCCATTCGTAATGATCTTACGTCATGTTCAATTCGATTCTCATGAATCTTACGTTGTCGATGAGCTCGACGATCACGCATTGGATTCAATCCGTGATTAATGGAAGACGGTTCGGTTACCTCGGGGCGCTAAGCTGAACACGAGGAAGCCGTGGCGGGTGAGGACGTCGTTGATGAGAAGGAGACGTTCGTAGCACAGGTCTCGCTTGCCCCTGTACCAATAGAGCGTCGCCTCGCCGTGTGTTCCCCACGGGATGGCGTACGGGTTCGTTGCCCGGACCCGAAGGCGCTCGGCACACGATCCGGGGACAGCGGTCCCTCGGCAGTTCAGCTCCGGCCGGAAGAGGTCGTGCCGAATGGCGAGGTACGGGACATCCGGTGTCGCCCCCTGGAACTCCCATCCTCCTTCCACCGACTCGTCCGGGCAGAAGTGCTCGCCGGCTCGGGCGTACCCCTGAGCCCGGAAGGAGTTCGTGAGATCCACCATGATCGAGGCATACTCCTCATGCGATATATCGCGCTGGGCGATGAACTTGAATACCCGTGTGCTGTTCATTCTATATCCGTTACCTTGTGTTAAAATTATTTTTATTTTAGAAATAATCTTTCAGTCTCAAAAGAACTTCTTCCGTCCGCCGTGCTCCATCCGATCGCCATGGTATTTACCCCCCCGGGCCAGGCCTACCTTGCTTTTGTTGGCGTCGATAAAAGCAAATACCCGCTCCTCTCCTTCACCCGGCTCCGTGTCGAACGGGTTCTCCGGGTTGATGAGCGAGAGGTTCTTCCGGTCGTACCGGCTGAGCGCCGGCCCCGATCCGATCGTGAACTTCTGGGCGTACAGCTTCGCCTTCTGGGTATCCGGAAGGCGTGGCGTGATTCTGTTGATCGCTCCGAAGAACCACTTGGCCGGCCACTTGCCGCCGAAGTGTTCCGGGACCTTGGTAGTCGACTGCGTCACTTGCGGGTACCCATCCTTTGCTAGGAGCTCGTTGGCTTTGTTGTAGATGTCTCGATCCTTCTCTTCTTGAGACTTGCCGGCTCCCATGTTGTTTAGCATCTAGCACAGATGATAAAAAAAATCACTTCCTCCGATTACAATCCGGGTGCGACCATTGGAGCGGATGGCGAGAGTGGAAGTCGGACCATAACCGGGCAAGGTCTCTGTTCTTGAATCTCATTCCAAACGACCCCTGTTCTTCCAGTTCAATCTCAACCTCGTACGTTTCCTTGAACTCCCGAAGGAGATCCGAGAACTGGGATATATGATCTACCTCTCCGGCTCCCTCTATGTACTCCCCGCATATCCCGCATCGTTCTTTCGGGACACGAACCCGGAACTCATCGATCTGGTTCTGGATCTCCTGTCTCGCTGCCTTCGGCTCATCTGAGCGTGGGTACAGAACGATCTTGGCGCTGATGTCCTCCGCGCCGTCCGACCGTACAACCCAGAAGCCGGTCGACTCCTTGTAATGGGAGTTTAGCCGGATCTCGAAGTGTCGTACGCCGTTCAACTTCCGCTCCGCATCCGGGTGATGCCGGAAGTACCGCAGAAGGTAATCATGCTCGACCAGCGGCCGGCAAAGCATTGCTTTATCCGCTATCCCCCGAATCTTCCGGTACAGCGCATCTTTCGTCATTCCAAATTCGGTTCTCCACCACATCCGTTACTTATAGCTCCGGATATTCTATTTGGAGTTTATTTTGTGACGTGATGTCTCAAAATATTTTTGTAGTTTTTTAATCGGCTCCGAAGTGCTCCTTTATCTTGGCGGCATCAAACTTGATTTTCGTACCCTGGTTTCCCCTAAGGCGTTCTATGCCTTCGATGTTCAGCCGGGCGAGGCGGACTCCAAACTGGACCGCATTCGCTTCGTATCGGATCCCATGCTTATCCCGGTACTCGATGAACAACTGAAGGACTCGAGATAGGTACATCGTGCTGGTCTCCATGAGGTAGTCCGTCTCTCCCACCATCCACCGGACAAACTCTCTGATCGGACAGAACGAGAGCTCCCGAAGTTCCTTCTGGTAGTCCGTGATCGGAAGCTCGTCGGACGGCAGGGTGTGGAGGACCGCTACTTCTGCCGGCTTGTAGTTGCGATAGTGGTCGTACAGCGCAAAGATCACATCCTTATCCTCCATCAGCTGGTGGAGGGTCGTGAAGTGCGCCGCTTTGCCGATATACTTATCCGAGCACCGGACGATGAAATTACGGCGGTCCTTATCGTGCGTCTTGATCGGCTCGGCGTGGTTCGTCAGAATGATGAACTTGTGGTAGCTCGTGATTTCGTAAGACGTCTTGCCCTTGGGCGAGATCGTTAACGACTTCCCGTCGATCAGCATCTTGATTTGGCCCTCTGCGCCGGCCTGGTCTTTCTGGCCGATCTCCTCTAGGACCACAAGGTACGTATCTCCTCCCATCCGGTCATTGAACTGGCCCCAGACGTCTCGAGCCGGGTTGCTCGAGCTGAACACTCTGCCGTGCCCCAGCATCTTCTCGATGATCTGGATCAGCGTCCCCTTACCGGCTCCCTGCTCGCTCGTGAACGTCAACATGCGGTCCTTGTGGTGCGGATAGAACAACAGCGCCGCAATCCACTTCTCGACGTAATCAAACACCGCCTCCTCGTCGCCGCACAATCCTTTGACGTGCTCCCGGATGAACTGAACTCCCTGCTCTACTCTCTCCGACCGCTCATAGTCATACTTCGCCTCGCAGACAAAGGGCTTCCACAGGTTGAAGATATCTTCGTCGCACGGAAGGGTGTGCGGCACAGTGTCGAAGCGTCGCTTCTCCGGCATCGCCGGATCTTTCAGCCAGCGCGCAACAAAGGATTTCTCCTCGGCTCCATACGTCAAGTTTTCGTACGCCTCGATCAGTCCGCGCCGGTCCATCATGATCATCCCCTCCTTGGTTAGCTCGACGAACTGGGTCTTCTCCCGGATCTTCGTGTGCGTCCGGTCAAACACCTCCTTCTTCGCCTGGTACTCCTCGTCATCCTCTTCCAGCCTCTCTATCAGGCGCTGCTTCTTGTCCACCTTGGCGTTCTTCTTTGATCGCTCCTCGGCTGCCTTGAGATTCTCCTCCTCCACAGCCTTTGCCTGCTTCTTCGATAGTCGAGCCGCTTCCTTTGCCTGCTTCTCGGCTTCCTCTTGGCGCTGCTTCTCCTGTTTCTTTTCGATCCGGGCTGCCTCCTTCATCTCCCATGGGAGGTAAGGTAGTTCGGCCGGTACTTCTACTCCTTCGTCCATGATCTTCTCCTTGATATCCAGCTTGATCCCGACCGTCTCCCAAATCTCCTTCTCGCAGTCCCGGAGAAGAGGACCCAGATCGTCCGTCGTGCGATCTTTGATCATCAGGCCATCGTACACGAGACTCGCCACTTCCTTCCCGTGCGCCTCGCACCGGCGCTCGATGGTCTTCAGGCACCGATCCTCGATCTCTCCCATGATCTTGTTCATCACCTTCCCGCCAATGTTCCACTCCTCCTTCTTCGTCTTTGCAAGGCTCTTCTTTGTAATCTCCACGAGATCCGGCCGAATCTCCTGTACCCGGCTGGCGATCGACTCCATCTGCGCCGAGTAGTCTCGCAGGATGAGCGGCGTGTTGGCCGGCCAATTCGGAGACTCCTCACGATTCGTTGCCTTGAGGAACAGCTGCTTGGCGTTGTCCCGGCTCACGCCCATCGACTCCTGTACCGTGGCGAGGAACTGCTCACGATTGCGGATGTACGCCGACAGATGCTCGCACGGAATCTCGTTCTTCGTACAGAACCACTCGAGGAACCGGGGGTGCGCGTTGACCATGTCGATGTCTCTCAGGATCCCTCGGCAGATCGTGTGCCGAACCGGGCGAGAGAGATTCGCCAGCGCAATCTTCCCGCTCGCATACTGCCGGCCACCACCCCACTCCGCCTTGTGGTACGTCATGAGAACCTCCGCTTCTCCCTTTTGAGCCGTATCGAACTTTCGAGCGTGCTCGGCATACTCCCGGAACAAGGTCAGCTGCGCAGTACCATCTACGAGTTTGTGCCCTACGTAGGACTTGCCCAGATTGAACTTCTCATGATTCTCGATGAGATAGAGAAGTCGAGAGAGATCGATCGTTTCCGAATATGTTTTCGCCATGTGAGTCGTGATTATATATCACTCAAGACTTTAAATCGAAATTTAAAAAAAACATCGAGTCCGAAAATTCGAAAAAAAAACGATCGCCGGAAATCGACTATACACCCATACACTCCCAAACCCTACACTCCCGGCCGCTCGGACAAACTCATTATTTTTGAAGCTTGGGTTAAGTAGGAATTCACACCGTACATTGAGTGTAAGGTGTAAGTGTATGGGGGTGTTTCCAGCTCTATAGGAAAACAAAACTTCCCCACTTTTTTTCTCCCACTTTTTTTTGGGAATTTGGGAATTTTTCCGCCGCCGCCGAATTTGTTGTCTCACTTTTTTCCCGGACTTTTTTTTCCCAGGGTTGAGCAAAACCCCACCATACACCATACACCATACACTCCTCCACTCTCTATCTCCCTATCCTATCTCTCCTTCTTTTTTTGTAATAAATAATAAGAAAGAGGAGAGTGTATGGTTGTGTAGGGATGGGAGTGTATGGTTGTGTATGGTGATCCCGGCGATCGATGTTGAATCTCGCAAAAAAATTAAAATCTAAAGGGATAATCACATAGTAATCACGACATGTCGGAGTACCCAGTCCGGATAGTGTACGTCCAGGTCCAGAATGAAGCGGCCAAGAGAGCAGCGAAGAAGTACTTCCAGTCGCACAAGGAACAGATTTACGCCAAGCGCAAGGAGTGGAGGGATCAGAATGCGGAGCACCGTAAGTATGCGACCGAATCTAAGAGGCAGTGGAGGGCTCGCCAGGCGGACATTACCGCATTGATGTCGATCGGCCCGATCTTCGACTAATTTTTTTGTCTACGGTATGTGTAAACAAAACATGATGTCGTCCGGAACCACTCTCGACCGCCTCCCGCTCCCTCACACCCGCATGCCCAAGGGCCTGTTCTACGCAGCCGGCGGGCCCGTGCTCGGCCACTCGATGATCCTCAAGGGTCTTCCGCAGGTGAGCAAGAGACTTATGGATCCAACTCTCGCCCCGGCCAAGAAACGAGGCGGGAAGTGTTAACGCTTTCGGGGAGGAATACGTCCGGCTTTACGCAGCTCGCTCAAGGTAAGAGCGATCTTCTGGCGCTCGGCGACGGGACAAGGGATGGGCTCTTTGCTAAAGGCGTGGCGTCCGTGCTTGACGAGACAGCCGGAGTCTTTCTTTACAATGCGGTAGGGCATTTTACTTAAAGAAAGAAAGAAAATCGTTGGTCGTTGGGCCGGCGAGGAGATCGGGCGGATGAAGCAAGAGCGAGTGGATTTGGCTCTTTAAGTGCTTGTTTCTTTGTCCCCCCTCTATCACCCGACCGCACTCGCAAACCCAGGGGGCTTTGGTTCGGTGGTAGTACGCTCGCATGTTGGAGAGAGCCCTCTCCCGTACTTCTGGATTGCTCGAGCGCATTTAGACTCTACTGAGACTAAATTATTTACCTTGATGTGCTGCGCTTTTCTTGTGACGGGGCATGTTCCCGTACATTATCTTGGCACCGCATTCGCACTCGACGATAGCCAAACTGCGGGCAACCCGAGCCTTGTACTTCTCTTCGTCCAGCTTGAGCTTCTCGTACTGCTTCTTGTTTGTCTCAGCGATCTTCTCCGGATTCTCTGCCCGGTACACAGCAGCCTTCTCGAGGACGGACTCCTTGTGGCCGGCGTAATACCGTTTGGAGATATCGTTTGCGCGCTCCTTGAACTCTTCGGAATCTTTATGCTTCTCGTAGTAAGCCTTCTTGGACTCGGCCGCACGCTCTGGGGTGAACGTCGTCGGCCGGTTAACGTTCGTCGTTTTAGTAAACGAATTGATCCAGAACTCCTCTCTCTCCTTGAGCAGGCTCTTCGTCTCCTCCGTGAACTCGACCGTCTCGAGGAGCTTAATCTCGCAGTTCTCCGGTCCGTACTCCTCGAACAGAATACGGGCGTATGTCCGATTCTTTCCCTTTCGAAATGACTCGACGTGGCGTGCCCATCGTTTGTTAAGCCCGTTCGTCGAACCGACGTAGACTTTCTCGCCCCGTTTGGAGCAGATCTTGTAAATGAACCCGTATACCATTCTCATGAATGATGTACAATCTTTAAATCCAATTTTCATTTTTTCATCGAAGCTCTAACGAACCAATTCTACGCTTCCGGACCCGTCAATCAGCATCTGGTAGTCGCTGATGAACGTCAAGAACATCGTGTACAGCGCAGCCGAGGTTGTCGCCTGGACCGAGCAGATCGACACCGGCGAGCCGGCGAACGCAAGGCCCTCGTTCACGCGCTGGGCGGACACGCCAACCGCAAACGACTGGGTCAGGAAGGTACCACCGCCGGCGTTGCCTGCCGCAGCAGCCGAGACGAGCGTGTCGGTGATGGAGGCGTCGAAGATGCGGCCCTGCGACTTCTGGAGCTCGGCAAAGACCACGGCGGGCAGGTTGACGGAGTCCAGAACCAGCGAGTTAATCAGACGGCCGTCCAGCGTGACGATGAACTGGGAGAGACCGTTGTTGAGCGAATAGCCGTTCGAGCCGGAGGCGGACGAGGACAAGTCGGCAGCGAGCACTTGGTTGGAGACGATACCACGCAGCGAGGACACGTTCAGGCCATAGTTCAGCGTCGTCTGGCCGGCAGCGGTGGCGAGAGTCGTGTTCTGGTAGTTCGTGTAGCCGTAGACGTACTTCTGGCCGCCGGCCATCTGCGAGCGCACGTGGTCAATGAACGCCTGCTCCGGCTGGACGCGGTCGTACACGAGCTGGATGTTCGAGAAGGTGGCGCCGGAGATGTTGGTAGCCGCCGCGCCGTTGGACTCGACGAACTGGCGGGCGAGCGAGTTCCAGTCGAGCTGGACCTGGAGCTGGCCGTTGATCAGGTACAGCGGCATCGCCTGTTGCGAGCCGAGCAGGCCGATCAGCGGGACGCAGAACGTGTACGACGCCGAGGCCGTTGCGCCGGTCGTCAGCAGGTAGTTCACGCCGGCTCCGACCATGAGGGTCGCATCGTGCGTGATCCAGTCGTTCGAGGTCGAGTGGGCGAACAGCGTGTCGGCCACCTGGTCAAAGTTCTGGATGTTGTCCACCTGGACCGAGTTCACGTACGTCGATAGGCGGTTGATACAAGCCGCAGCGGAGCGGACAGCGCCCTTGAAGTAGAAGCCGGAGGCGGCGACCGCAGCCGTGCCGGAGTACTGGAGCGTGAAGCGGACGTACGGGTTCATCATGATGCCGGCCGAGGCGCCGCACGGCACTTGGATGATCGAGGTGCCGCTCGCCGAGGCGTTGCCGGACAGCGCCGGGATGTTCACGGTCTGGACGGAGCACGGGATCGGCTTGGCCATGCGATTCGAGCGGAAGGCCTCCGGAACGGCATCTTGCGAAGCGGGGAGGATATACTTGGTATCAGAGCCAACGGTGTGGAGCGACATGGGTTTGATAGTACGAGATATTGTTTTTTTTTGCGAAAATTCGATTTCGCAAATTACTTTTGATACTTGGATCGGCGAACGACGGGCGGGCGAGGGCGTTCGAGGCCGGTCGCTCCCCTCGGCTCAAGGCCTCGAGGTCTAGGTTCCTCGTGTCGTTCCTCAGGTTCAATTGGGTGAAGGAAGACCTGCTCTCGGTCTCGGAGCAGGAAGTCGGCGGTGGAGAAACGGCAGTGGTGAGCGGCTTTCATTTACCTCTTCCCTAGAAAATAAAATTTACGCCGACTTCGAAGAGGGCGCAACGTCCTGCTTGGCCGGATCGAACTGTTGGTTGATCGCCTCGATCTCGAGCGTGAGAAGGCACGACCAGGTGCCGGGAGGGGAAGCCTTGGTCGAGTATTCAACGAGGTTCAGCAGGATCTGGCCGTTCAGTACAACGTTCTGGAGGTTATACTCCCGGTATCCCTGGTCATAATTGAGAGTACCCTGAGGGTTGCTCATCATCGTGAGATAGCGCAGAGGGGAGTAGGGGAAGAACAAGGAGTCGCTCTGAAGGGAGAGGACTCGCATGTTCGTGTTGGCTTCTGTGCTGTGGTAGACCATATTGAGGACACGGATCGAACACTTGCCGGAGATCGGGATCGTGAAGGAGGCGTTGTTGGTAGCACTCGTAACGAGCAACTGGGCCAAGACCATGTTTACTTCTTGATGGAGATTATTTTCGAAACGTCAAAATTCGGAGGGAGGGGCAATGTAATCCCATGGCGGGCGAGGAAGCGCTCGACGCCGGCCGCATACTTCCGATGGACGACGATCTCTTTTGGCATGACGACAGCGGAGCCGAGCCGGGTTGGATCGCCCGTCTTCGGGCCGGTGATTGGGCCGTCGTACTTGTCCATGATTCCAGATCGAACGACGGGCCGGGGGATGACGAGGGATCCATACTCGAGCTTGGCGAGAACCGTATCTTCGAACTCGTCCTTCTTGGGCGGAGAACCACGGATCAGCCCGCCGGCGGAGAGATTGCGAGGCTGGGTGTTGAGAAGCTGGACTCGACGACCGGTATCGTTTACGTAGAACATGCTTTACGTAGACGAGAGAATTAAACTTGGTACATATCTTCCTTGGTTAGTTTTTTCTGGTAGACTTTAAGTTTCTCAACCTCGGTGTTTCTCTGTTGAATGAGCGACTCGAGCTCGGCGTCGTCCATGCGATATCCGGCGACCCGGTTGATGAACGTCGACGAAGTGATGGCTTCGTATGTCGGCCTGGAGACCTCCTCGATCGTGAACTGGAAGGAGTAGTAGAGATTCTGGAGATCGATCGGGGTTGTCGTGAGGTTGGTCGTGAGGTAGAATGTATAGCTCGAAATGTCGTTGTTCAGCACGTAGACCGGCTCGGAGGGAAGCGTATACTGGATCCATGTCCCCTGATTCGTCGTAATGGGGATGCGATATACGACATCACTGAAATTGTCTGTATTGACGATAAACTCCCGGTTGTGAAACTGTTTCAAACTCGAGCATCGCAAGAGGAGGTAGCTCACTGGATTGGCGACGGCAACCTGGGTAGATGTCCGGGGAGTAGCGAGAGCGATGGTGGTGTTGGCCACGAACCCGAAGAACAGGCCAAGATTCGAGTTGGCCGTGAACCCAAGCTGGACGCTCACGGGTGCGGCGTTCGTGATGGCGAGAGTCGACTTACCAGTGGAGGAGCTGTATGAGAAGGAGCAGCCGAGGACGAACCCGGTGAACAACCCGGAGGTGATGGCGGCGGCGGCGACGAGTTGGGTCTGGAGCTCGATGAGGACGGAGGCGCAGGTATAGTTTCCCGGCGTCAGTGTGATGGTACTCGTCTTGGTATTCCCGCCGGCGTCGGTGAAGACGCAGGAAAGCGTGTTGATGTCGGAGGAGAGCTGGTAGAAGGAGAAGGGAATCGTGATACCGTGGACTCGGACTTGGAAGGAGCCGCCGACGCTAACCAACGAGACGATCTGGCTCAGCGGGAAGAGCGTGTTGGTCGTCCGGCCGGCGGTCAGCTGCGTCCCGTACTGGCTGTTGAGACGGTACGTGTACTTCTGTAGGATGCTCATGTTGCTCTGTCGCAAGATAATTTCTAAGACCGTCAATCTCGTCGTCACGGCGGAGGAACTGGAGGGGATTCATGGCGGACCGGATATCGGCAACCGATGGGCCCTGGAAGAAGTTTCTGCGAATAGCCATTTACTATACGCAAGATTTAATTTTTTAAAACACGTTCGCCGGTCGGACAGGAGCCATAAACGCACCACCGTGAGCGTACTTGCTCTCCGGCATAACCATGACGGCTTCGACCTCCATCTTCTTGCGTCGGCCACCACGCTTCTTCGGGGCCGATGGAGCCGAGGCCATATCCTTGAGTTCGGCAGCCTTCTCCTGGATGAGATCGACCGAGATACCGGCCTTGTCCGCCTGCTCAGGGAACTTCTTGACGAGATCCATGAGCTGAGCAGCGGTGTTGATCGGTTTGGCGGTGAAGCCGGCTGGGACCATTCCGCCGTCGGCGAACTTCATCACCTTTCCGCCCTTCTTGTAGAGCGAGTTGACTTTATCGGCCAGAGCCGGCCCGACGTACGGGATCATGCTGCCGACAGCGGATGTGGCGCCCTTGGCGATCGTTTTGCCGACGTCCTTGATAAAGGATCCAACGGCACCCATTGTTTTTGTTTACATGTACGAAACAAAAAAATTAGAAGATCGACATTCCGCGAGAGGCATATGGGTTTACGTGCTGAGCAATCTGCTGCTCGATCTGCTTCACGGCCTGAAGGCGTTGGTTGGTCTTCGTCACGTACTTCTTCACGTAATGGTCCTCGTCGTCCGAGTCGAAGTCGGAGGTATCGCTCACCACCCGGCGGCGGCGCAGAGGCTTCTCCTCCTCCTCATCGGACCACGATACCGAGGGAGCAGGGCGTGCCCGAACTCGAGGAACTTGAGGCTTGGGCGCACGCTTCGTCTTCTTCGGGCTTGGAGCCGGCGTCGGTTCTTCGGTCTCGGACTCCTCTTCGGGTTCCGGGAGCTCGACCGGCTTCGAGACATCCGATGGAAGAGGCTGGCTAAGGTAGTGGCCCTTGGGATCCTTCTTGGTGTAAGCCCGCTTCGGCTTGACCTGGATGGCGACCTGATCTTCAGGGATTGCCGAGAGATCGCTTGGAGCACCCATCCCGGCTTTCCATGCGGCAGCCTTGGCCTTGTTGCGCTCGATCAGCTTGGTGAGATTCTCCTTCTGCTTCTCGCTCAGGGGGCGCTTCGGGCGCAGCTTCTCGGCGGCGTGATGGGAGAGCTCGATGACTGGCTTGGATTGGGGGATGAGCTCCTTGGAGACGATCACGACTTCCCCGGTCGACAGGTGTTCGGGATTCTTCTTGGGCGGCATTTGTATATTACTGACGAGAAAAAAAAGAAATTACGAAAACGTCGAGGATAAACCGGCCGTTTGGATTATCGATTTTTTATCTTTGCGTATCCTCAATGGCGTCCGACTTATCCAAGGCCCTTGCGCCGTTCGACAATCAGAAGGACGTGACGATCAGTCCATTGCCGCTCAAGCCGGCCAACTACGCAATCGTGGGGAAGAAGGGATGTGGTAAATCTACGCTCCTCCTAAACCTACTGGAACGGAAAGAAAGTCCGTGGTACAAGCATTTCGATCTCGTCTTCCTCGTCAGCCCGACAGCGTCCCGTGATGATAAGATGCGAGATCTCGTGGAGGATATCGGAGACCAGTACTATGACACCCTGGACAACGACGTACTTCAGGATATCATGAATCGAATCGATGCGCACATCGAGGAGCGCAAACAGAAGCGCAAGAAGGGGAAGCCGGCGTACTGTATTCTGTACGACGACTGTATCCATTTGATCAAGGGCAAGAAAAGCCGGCTGATGGATTTGTTGGCTACCCAGAACCGCCATCGACATGTGACGAACGTGTACCTCCTCCAGAAGTGGAACTCGTTCCTTCCGACGCTCATCCGCTCGAACCTCGATCTTATTACGTTCTTCCGGACGGATAACAAGAAGGAGTTGGATTCATTTCTCGAGGAGCAGAACGGGAACGAGGATGTGCTTCGCCGGCTGTACGATTTCGCAACCTCGGATCCCTACTCGTTTCTCCATGTGAACAACTACTACGCAGCCCCGAGATACTACAAGCGATTCGACGAAATAAAGTTCCAGAAAAAAGATGTTGTGGAGAAGTAAACAATGTCCACCGTCGACACACTCAAGAAGGGCGGCCGCCGTCGCCAAAAGCCAACCATGGCTCAGTCCCAGAAGGTCACAGTCAACGTGTCCCTTCCGCCCCGCCAGACGAACTACCGAGTGGTCCGCCAGCCGGTGCGCCCATCGTCTTCGTTCGTCCCCAATCAGCCGGTGCGCATCTCGCCGCCCGAGTTTCGCCTGATGGCTCCGCCGAATGTCCTCCAGTCTTCCCAATACGCCCAAGCGGCGGCCGTGCTTGCGGACCAGGGGACTCAAGCGATCAAGGCCGGCACGATGCGCACGTGTAAGGATATCGCCCAGCCGTGGTACCAGACGACCAACCCGAATGACGTTACGCAGTACTCGGGGAGCAAGAGACTCACACCGACGATGGACTACAACGCCCCGGTCAACTCCCGCCTCGTCTCTGGTGATATCCCACCGACGCTCTCGCAGTTCCAGGGAGGACTTGGCCCGCTTCAGGAGAGCTCGACGTCGGCAGCGCTCAAGCCAGAGAGCGTGACGAGACACCTGTATAGCTCGGAGAAGTACGAGTCGAACATGGGGATGGCGCCGATCTCGGGTCAGGCGGCATTCAGCCAGGCGCCATCCGGACACCTAAGTTCCGATAGCCTCAAGAAATCATTGGAACGGGGGGAGCGAGTGGCCAGCAGTCTTGAGCCAAAGCCGGCCAAGGATGTGCTCAGACCGAAGAAACCAGAGCCGTCCGGATATGCTGGGGCGCCCGGTCCGCCCCTCTTTTCCATGGTGGACGTCGAGGAAGATGAGAAGTACGCTCGTGGTGGCGTATTCTAAGTCATGCTACATTCATACCAGTATCATGACCATCACCGAGGAGGCGATGTAGGGAAGTTGGAGGGGAGACATGACGTTCGTGAGAGCCCACGTCTTCACGGCTTGGGATACCTTACGTAGCAAGAACTTCCCTACTTGCTCAAGCACCCAAGCGCCAGCCGAAAAAGAGATTTCCACAAGCTTGGCGAGGCGATCTTCTCGCCCATCAGCCGGGAATCAAAGTCGGCCTTCGAGACGCACTTCTTCGGAAAGGAGGTGATGGGGTTGGCGTCCAGCTGCTTGACGAAGGCCTCGTCCTTCTGGATCCAGGGGACATAGCAAGCAACCTCGAACGAGCTCAGGTCTTGCTTACCGAGCTCCACCCGAGCGGCCTTCTTGCGGAGGTCGACGATTAGGTACTCGACGGCGTGGGAAGAGAACGGCAGATTGACGAGATGGTCGTCCCACTCGAGGGACCGGCCGAACGAGCGGATGAGGGCTAGGTCGTCCTCCGAGAGATCCTTGGCGTGAGCGATGAGCAGAGGCTTTCCGGCGGCGGCGGCGGCAACGAGAGGTTGGAGAACCGGGGGCATCGGGAGATGATCGAGTGCGGACATGGGTTACTCTATCGGAAGATTTATTTTTGAGATCGTCTTCACGTGGATCCCGAGAAACTGATCTTCGTAGTACTCGAGCCGGACCCACTGGTTATCGATCACATACTTGAACGTCAGCTGGTAATCGATCTTTGGAGGCTTGATGGCTTTCTCGGTGCGCATTGGAGTTACATGAGAAACTTTTTGCGACCGCCGAGAACGCCTCCTCGCTTGAACGGGGTCTTGGTGTTGTACGTCTCGAAGATCTGCTGGTCCAGCGACACGCCACGGCGTCCAGCAACTTCGGCAAGCCGAGTTTGGTCAGCAGGGAGGAGCGAGCCATACCACTCTTCGTACCGTCCACCCAGCGCAAACGCACCACCACGACGGTACCGCAGCTCCTCGAGGGCTCCTTCGCCAGTCCGGGCAAGGTCGGTGATCTTCTCGCCGAGGTACTGGGAGAGCGAAGGCGTCTCCTCGATGAGCCGCTTGATATCCTGCTTGAGGAACTTGTCGATTCCTTCCGTCAGAAGTGCGCTGGCCCGGAGATGAGCTCGGATGAAATCTTGACAGTTGGACGTGAAGCCGTTATAGGACGAGTACTTATCGCCCATCTGTTTCATTCCACGCTCGATGAACTCGGCGATCGTGACCTCGCTCTTGCCGACCATCGGGCGGACGGGGATGACCAGCGACTCAGTCTCGTCGTTCATGATTGGATCGCCGGCCTTCAGGTTCGGCTGGGCGGTTTTCTCCATGTAGTACTTGTCGTTGATACGGAGAGCCACGTGGAAGAGCTTGTCGACCTCGGCCTTCTTCTTGATGTCGTCCCACTTGCCGAGCGTGAGGACGTTCAGCAGGCCCTTGGCGACGTTGTCGATGGGCGTCCGGGTGATCTCAAGTTTCGTGATGGGCTCCGAGCCGTGGGCTTTCAGGAACAGGCGGAAGGATTTGGGGAGCGTCTCTCGGCCGAGGAGATACCGGATCAAGCCGGTGATTTTCTCCATTGTTTTATAATCTAGCCAAGGTAATAATGTCTCTCGACGGAAACGCACAAACATTCATTCCGTACACGTTGAATGGCGTATCGGATGCCGGCCTGGGAACAGCCTACGTACCGTACACGGGAGCGATCTCGGATACGGATCTGGGGGGCAAGGCGATCCGAACGACGAACACGCCGGCACTGGCGAACGATCTCGTCAACAAGACGTACGTGGATACCGCAGACGCTTTGAAGGTACCGTATACAGGAGCCACGGGGAACGTGACGCTCGGGGCGTTCAACCTCACCTCGACGACTGCTCAGTTCACGGGCGTCACGGCCGGTGCGCCGACGAACTACCTCGGGATCGACGGGTCGGGCAATCTCCGGAGCGTTGCCCCGCTGCTCGGCTCGAACAACAGCTTCACGGGGACCAACAGCTTCACGAACACAGTCACGCTGGCGCCGGCGACGGCTGCGGCGACCTTTACGCTGGGCATCAACGGGAGCAACCAGATCGTCAAGTTTACCCCGAGCGGCGGGATTGGAGGGTCGGTCTCGGCCGGCTACGTGCCGTATGCGAGTAGCGCTAATACGCTCGCCGACAGTATTGTCAACCAAACGTCCGGGCAGATCAGTGTCGCCGGAAAGGTCGCCTGTTCCCAAGTGAATCTCACGGGTATCACGATTGGAGATGCCGGACTTCAAAGCGAATTGACGAACATCCTGAACCTGAACCTCAACTTTAGAGGGACGACAACGACTTCCGAGCGAGGCATTGGATTGCGTCTGGATGGAAGACCGGCTGAGAATCCATTCTCATTCTTTTATCGTCCGCCGGGCACCACGACTGATCTCACCCGAATGGTAATCAGTTCTGCCGGCAGCGTCGGAATCGGGACCGCAACTCCGGCCTACAAGCTCGATGTATCAGGCGGGGCGACACGTGTAAATAGCGGGGACAGTTCCTACACCGTATATGGACCGAACGCAACGTGGAATGCTAATCTTATCGTGGGGGCTACACCAGATGTAGCAGGACCATCAACCGCTCAAGTCATTGCGACCAACGGCAACCTCCATCTGGACGGGGGGAATAGTAATGCGATTTACTACGGGTATTACGCAAACAACCGGTCCGCACCGAACTCTCATCAATTCTGGGGAGGGACGTACGTGTTCAATCAATTGCCTCAAAACAACAGCGACTTTTCTCAGGTATGCGTTATGAACGGCAACCAAATGTTGCGTAGTCAAGCGGTCGCCCATCAGGTCGTTGTGTATGCGAGCAACAGCTGGGCCGGTGGGACGAATCTCGTCAATGCCTTTTACCGGTACAACGGCTACACCTCACAGATGATTATTGGCCGTCTATCCTACTATGTATCTGGAAGTACACAGGCATATTATACAATGCGAATCTACTCGCAAAGTACGGGGCAGGTTTGGTACTTCCAGCTGAATAATTTCACCAACTTTGGATTGAACCACATCACGGTTCCAATCTATGCGGTTTTCACCAGTGGTTATTCGACAGCAACCGGCTGGTTCGACATCTACGTCTATAATGCTGGAAACTGTATCACGGACCCCAATGACATCTTGGACATCCACGTGATTACGTTGCCCGCGAGCCAATTTTAATCTTTGTTAGTGTAAAATGGCGTTTATCGGGACTGGCTTTATCGATCCAAAGGACTACCCCTATAAGAAGTACATCGACGAGCAGAACCATCTGGATTGCGACGAGCACCGTGATAAAATGGTGACCGTCACCGTTCGCGTCGAAGATCAGGCAGGGGAGGAGCATCTGTTCTGTGATAAGTCGCAGCTCGACGCCGAGGGTAAGTTCCGCCGGCCGAAGAAGCTGATCGAAGCGGAGCGCCGGGGGTTCAAGGGAGTCGCCGAGATGGATCAGGCGGATCAGGCGGCAAAGGAGGAGCGGGCGGCTAAAGTAATCGAAGATCAGCGCCGGACAATCTACACGCAAGCCGGATATATCGATACACTCTCCGTCCGTTCAAAGGGTCTGGAG